TATTTTCGGTGGTCGAGCATATCGGTGAAAAGCAGCCGCGAAAGGTAGCGGCTGCGAATAAACCGCGCTATACTCAGGAGAGAGAACCTAAGCCAAGCCGGAATCCCGGAACGGCCAGACAACGATCGAAAGGAACGACAATGCCTCCGCGTAAGGGAAGCACCAAGACCCGCCAGCCGGCTCCGGAGACTGCGGAAGCGAACGGCGAGGTGGTTGACTACCAGAAGTACGTCGACAAGCCCTTCAGCCCGACCATGACAGACTACATCGAGTGGTTCGAGGCGAACGTCGCGAACCTCGACACGCTGGAAGTCGACAAGATCCTGGTCCTGGGCGTCTCCATGTACTCCCACTTCCAGAAGTCCGAGTTCAACATTGAACGGCGCGAGGACCGGAAGGCCGAACGCGAGCAGACCCGCGCGAGCGAGCCGGAGAGCGAGCCGGAGCCGGAGCCCGCGACTCGTACCCGTCGCGGCTCCGCGAAGCCCGCAGCGGCCCGCTCCGCGCCGCGCGGTGCCCGTTCCGCCGCGAAGGCTCCGGCCGGGAAGCCCGCCAGGGCTCGTAGCCGCGCTGCGTCTGCGGCAAACGCTGATGGGGGTGACGCTCCCTTCTAGCCGAAGGACTCCAGGCCCGGCTGCGACCCCTCATGAACCACGCGGCCGGGCCTGGGCCTTCTAGTCCTTACCCGGAGCCCGGAGTCCAAAGGCCACCGACTCCGCGAAGCCCGATCGGTCACCGCTGAAGAGCGGCAGCGCTCCGGGTAGGGTCTAGAGGGTAGCGAGCGAGAGGCAAGGAAATGGCGAAAACTGATCTTCCTGTGCTCCGGACTTCGGAACGGAGGCTGTTCAAGGAATGCCCTTGGTCCTGGTATCAGGCGTACCGGATGGGCTACTCTCCAAAAGGTATTCAAGCCGACGCGGCGTGGTTCGGAATCGGAGTCCACGAGGCGTTGGCTCAATGGTATAAAAAGGGCAAGCGCCGTGGCATCCATCCGGCCGAATTCTTTGAGGGCTGGGTAGGTGAGGAAATAGGCTTTGCGAAGTCCTGGCTGGATGACGCATTCGAGGAAGCCGTCTGGTATGACGCCAAAGAACTGGGCGTCGCAATGCTTGAGAATTACATCGAGCGCTACGGCCGGGACCCGCAATGGCATATCATTTCGACGGAACAGCCGTTCGCCATTACGATAACGGATGGCGGGAAGCCTGTCGCCATATTCAAGAGCCGCTGGGATGGCGTAGCTCGCGACCTCGACACCGGCAAGATCATTCTCCTGGAACACAAGACGGCCGCAGCGATCCAGACGGCCCATCTGGAGAATGACGACCAGGGCGGTAGTTACTTCGCCGTCGCCGGCCATCTACTCCGCAAGGCCGGAATCCTTAAGCCAGGCGAGGAAATTGAGATGATCGTCTACAACTTCCTCCGGAAGGCGATGGCTGACGAGAGGCCGCGAGACGAGCTTGGTATGTATCATAACAATCCGACCAGGCAGCATTACATCGAGGCATTCCAGGCCGCAGATATAAGGACCGTCGAGCAGTCGGCTCCTAAGAGCGGGCCGATACCCATTGAGAAGGCAAAGCTTGCCGACCTCCAGGTGGCTGCCGAATTCGGTCAGATCGAAGTCCTTGGCGACGTATCCAAGAACCAGCCCGCTGAGCTATTCCTCCGGCATCCGGTCGTCCGTACCCAATCCGAGAATGCGACTCAGCTCCGTAAGATCGCGGACGAGGTGCGCTGGATGAATGCCGTCCGCGACGGAACGCTGCCGCTTATCAAGACTCCGGCCAAGCATTGTACTCGATGCGTATTCCGCAATCCGTGTATTCTCCAGGACCAGGGGAGCGATTCCTACCGCGATATACTAGACGCTAACTTCATCCAGATAAACCCGTATCAGGACGAGTCCAAGACCGCAGCCGTTTAGGAAGGCGAATCAAATGCCACCAGTTAGGGCCGGAGCCAAGACCGGAACGCGAGCCAAGACCGGAACTGCCGCAAAGACCGGAACGGCCGCACGCCGGTCAAGCGCGAAGGAAAACAAAGATGCTCCGCAGATGATGATGGAGGCGACCGTCGAGATTGATGAAGTCGCGCTAGCGGCTCACTCGACCTCCAAGAACATTATCCTGTACGGTCCTCCCGGAGTCGGCAAGACCCGGCTAGCTGGTGGAGCGCGTAACGCCGTATTCCTCTCGACGGAGCTTGAGGGTGCCGTCTCCGCTCGCGTCTCCGGCTCGCGAGCGCGGATGTGGCCGGCTCCGTCCTGGGAGTACGCGGTAGCCGGAGTCCGGAAGGCAGAGCAGGAACTGACGGAGGACGACTGGCTCATTATCGACTCCGGCACGAACATGCAGGAAATGTATATGCAATGGATTCTCCAGGTGGAGAATGCCCGCAACGCCGCTCGCGACCTCGACATACCAGCCGTCCAGAACCACCAGAAGTACCAGAATGGCTTCAAGCGGTGGTACGGCCGGATTATCGCCATGCCGGCCAATACGATCTTCATTTGTAACTCGATGATCGCGGAGGAAGCCGAAGGCGATACGCGCGTCATCCCACTGCTGCTCGGCAAGAAAGGCGAGATATCCGACTACATTTCCGCCCAGGCCGGAGTCATCCTATACTACTCCGTATCTCGCGAATCGAGAGAGGCCGACGCGGTAGGGCCGGATATCGTCCGGAGGCTATTGTGCCAGCCGTTCCCTCCCTGGCTCGCGAAGGACCGTTACGATGCCCTGGGTACGTCAATCGATGTTAACTACGGCGACAATACGGTAATGGATGATATCATCGATAGGCTCAACAAGGCAGGGAATGGCAAGGAAACCAGAACTAGCCGACGCGGAAGGCCAGTCCGCGCAGTGGCTGGCTAGCCATATGGACCTACGGCATCCGTGGGTTCGACTCCAGGCGAAGGGAGAGCACGCCGCAGACCATCGACTCCATCCGGAACGAATAGATCATTATCACGAAAGGCGAAAGTAATGCCGAAGCTCCGCGCCGAAGACATCGAGGGTATTGACGTTGAGTACCTCGATTCTATCGAGTACAGTACGGAGGAATTCGACCGCTATGACGGAGAGGTCCCGCCCATCGGCCTGACGCTCTCCGGCTACACCAAGAAGATCTGGTGGACCCGTTCCGCCAAGGACGACGCCATGCTCAAGATCCTCTGGGTCGCGGATGAGAATGAAGGCGACCTGGAGGAATACAACGGCTGTCCCTTCTGGCTCAATGCCTCGCTTATCGGAGGCGCGAAGTTCAAGTGGGCTCCGTGGATGGAGGTCTACGGCTTCACGCTCCGGAAGGTCCTTACCACGACCTACGTCTCCAAGAAGGAAGATCAGAACGGTGCGCCCGTGGAGCGTATCGGTTCCTGGAAGCCCGGAGCCGAGAGCGAAGCGGCCTGGTGCTATATCGTCACCGACCAGGAGCCGTACAACGGCGTCATGCGGCCGCAGGTGAAGGAATGGATCGCCTGGGACGACTATGACCCGGACGCGGCCGGAGCGGAGGACGGCGAGCCCGCTGAGCCGGGAGACGAGGACGGCGAGGACGGCCTCTACAACGAGGACGGCGACCTGGTCAACGAGGACGGCGACCTCATCAATGAGGACGGCGAGCTGATTGACGAGGACGGCAACGTCATCGAGGACGGCGAAGGCGAGGATGAGCCTCCGGAGGACCCGGAGCCGGAGCCTCCGGCCCGGACTGGCCGCCGCGCTCGCTCCGCTCCGGCCCGGACTGCGCAGCCCGCGCGAGCCGCTAGGACGGCCTCTAAGCCCGCGACGGCCCGGACGGGCTCTAGGACTCCGGCGCGAGCCGCTAAGCCCGCTCCGGCTCGCTCCGCTCGCGCTACTGCGGCTACCGGCCGTCGCGGAGCGGCGAAGCCCGCTGCGTCCACTGGACCGGCCCGCTCTACCCGCACCAAAAGGCGCGGAGCCGACAACGACCCACCGTTCTGAGGATCTGGCGGCAACCGTCAAGCGGCTCCGTGAAGAGCTTCACGCGGAGCTGATGAACAAGTCCTGGAGAGGATACTAGTGCCCCTATCCAACCCGAACGGCGAGAGCCTTGAGATGCTCATCCCTATAGGGAACCGCCTGGGCAGCCCGGTGACGCCATTCGGTAACCACCCCATAAAGGACCGTCCAGCGAACCTCTAGGGAGAGAGCATGGGATGGGGCCGGGTAGTCCTGCGGCGAGGTAATGGCCGTTACGTATGGGCTTACCCGGCCTCATCAAAGTACAACGCCAAGAAGATAAAGGAACGGCTAGAGGCAAAGTATGATGAGACCTTCTATGCCGAAATTGAGAGAGAGGAAAGCGATGGGACGTATCGTCATTCTGGGGTGCGGCCCGGCCGGTCTGGCAGCGGCCGCAGCAGCCGTCGATTCCGGCCGCGAGGCGATTATCATTAGCAACACTGACGAGCCGTCTAGGCTCCATGGCTGCCAGTACCTCCACGCGCCCATTCCCGGCTATGAGGATGTGAAGCGAGTCCGGGTAACCTACTCGCTGATTGGGAGCGCGGAGGAATACCGCGCTAAGGTCTATGGCGGAACGTGGACCGGGAAGGTTAGCCCAGAGGACTTCGCCGGAGACCACGACGCATGGGATATCCGCGAGACGTACTCGCGGCTCTGGAAGGACCTCATCGGCCGGATGGAAGTCGGCTTGATTAAGAAGTATATCAAGCACGGTCTGATCCCGTTTACGTCCTCGCTCAAGCCTGAGCTTATCGTCTCGACTATTCCGGCCCAGGCGTTGTGTCAGTCGTCGGCCCATCAGTTCAAGAGCTATACGATTTACGCCAACGGAAGCACGAGCCCATTCTCCGGGACCGTAACGCAGGAAGCGAATTCCGTCATCTGCGACGGAACGGACGAGCATCCATGGTACCGGGTCAGCAATGTCTTCGGCTACCGGACAACGGAATGGCCGACCCTACCGCCACGAGCGGCCGGAGCCGTCGCAGTCGTGAAGCCGCTCTGGACCGACTGTAACTGCCATCCGTTGGTCCTCCGCGCAGGCCGCTACGGAGCCTGGGAGAAAGCCCGGCTAGTCCACGAGGTCTACCCGGCCGTAAAAGCGGCTCTAGAGCCCGCTGATGCCGTTGCAGAGCATGGTCTAACGGACTATGAGAAGCGGTATCTAGCGAACCTCGCGCGACCGGACGATGGAAGGTGGCGGATGTGACTGACTCTCCGGAACGTATCATGGCGATATCGAAGCAGCGCGAGAGAGAGCGTCAGGAGCATGAGGCGATGACCTATCCGTACGGCGAGACTGAAGCCCGGTTCCGAACCGGAGCGGGTAAGCCCGTTGTTGCTCTCGACATCGACGGCACGCTTGGCGATTACCACAAGCACTTCCTGTGGTTCGCCACTCACTGGTTCGGCCGGGAATTCCCGGAGCCTGAGAAGGCCCAGTACGGAGTACGGCTCTCGACGTTCATGGGCGTCTCTCACCGCGAGTACCGGGAATGTAAGCTCGCATACCGGCAGGGAGGCCTGAAGCGCTTTATGCCGGCCTACCCGTTCGCGTCGGAGCTAACGACCGGCCTCCGGAGGGACGGAGCCCAGGTCTGGATCTGTACGACGCGGCCATACCTCCGGCTAGACAACATAGACCCGGATACCCGCGAATGGCTCCGGCGAAACAAAATCGAATATGACGCGGTAATCTTCCCAGGGCTCGATGAGGATGAAGGCTCAAAATACCGGG